GAATTCCTTGAGACTGCCCATGCCACGAGAAGAAACGCCTAGTTTGGCTCCTTCGTCAATCAGATTCTTTACAATCTTGCCGTAGGGGGTGTCCATGATCTTGGCTTCACCAATAATCTGCTTGCCGTCCACGGACAGATTTTTGATGATGTGAGACACGCGCTCTAGGTTAACGGTTGGGCCTTCGGGATGCCCAAGTTCACCCATTGCACGGTTCTGCTTCACATACTCGTTGTTGTAGCGTCCAATTTCCTGCTCCATGATTGCACCGGGATACACGCGACCGTTACGGTTCTTGGTATCCGATTCCATGAATACACCCTTAATGAAATAATTCTTCTGACCGTTCTTTTCTTCGGTCAAGACTTGAATTTCACTCTGGGTTGTTTCGGTGATGAGTTTCATTAGTTGCCTTCAGCCTCTTCGTACATGGACGGCTTTTCGCTCTTGGTCTTCTTCTTCTTGGTTTCTTTCTTGTCTTCGCCGTCTTCGCCATCGCTGTACATGCCCATCTTCTTGTCTTCATTAAACACGGCTTCAGCCACGGCTACACGCTGCTCGTCTAGCAGGAGGGAAGCCTTGGCGTACAGAGCATTGAATACATGCTCCTTGGCATCGGCGTAGTTCTTTTCCAGTAGGGCTTTTGCGATCTTTTTGTTGTTGTCCATTGGTTCTCCTTGTCAGACCTTATTTATTTAGTATCCGCTATATTTCTCGTAAAATAGTGGAGTTTAAAGCATCATTCCTTGGGGTTGCCAAACTCGTCTTCTTCATCGTCTCCCCCGACTATTTCACCAATTGTCACATTGGGGGCAGCAGGGGCTTGGGTTGTGTCTCCACCCATAGCAGCCTCGGGAGGTGCGCCTTCGGCTCCAGCGGGGGTCATCTGCCCTTCGGGGGGTAGAATCTTGCCCTCTGCCATTTCACTCTTGATAGCGTTGTCAATCTCCTCAATGTCTTCCGCAGTCTGCTTTAAAATATGCCGACGCACAAAATCGCGGGAGTAGTACTTGCCCACAAAGTCTTCGGCATCCCGTGCGCTCTGTAGACGATCCTTGAGCACTTCGCTTTCCTTGAGTTCGCTGAAGTGGGAGTCCATGTTGAACTTGAACGCAATCTTGGGTTCAATGTCCGCCCACTCGTCTTCACGAATAACTCCCTTGAGAACCAGTTGTACACGCAGCAGGTTCAAGAATATTTCAGAGAACTTCATGCGAAGTCGTTCCACAAACTTGAAGAACTTTACTTCATCACGGCTAATTTCAGACGCACGACCAATATTAAAGCCTGTGTTTTCTTCTAGACGGGAAGTAGGCACATTAAGCGACTGGAATAGTTTCTTCTGGAAGTACTTGACATCTTCCATTTCACCAAGATTCTGACCTCCCTGTAGAGTGCTGACTTCTGTGCCCTTACCGCCTTCACGACGGGGCATCCAAAAGTCTTCCAGCATGGACAGGTGCTTGCGGCTATCAGTCATTTCTCCTGTAGTGGGATCGTACATGAGTTTGCTGCGATATCGCTGCATAAGTCCACGCACATACTCTTCAGCCTTTTGCTTGGGCAGATTACCCACATCCACATAGAAAATACGGCGTTCAGGGGCGCGAGCCAGACGATAGATTACCACTGCGTCTTCAATCATACGCAACTGGTTGAGTGACTTGATTGCCTTGTGCAGATAACCCAAAATCTTCTTGCGTCGTGAATCAAACAATCCGCTATGGATAAAGCAGATAGCGTCAGGATTAATCTTGAGTCCGTCCAAGGTCATGCTAGTGGAAGCCTGATCCTGTTCGGCGTAGATGTAGAACTCTTCAATTTCTGACACCAGTGAAACACTCATGGGGCTATTTCCCATATTTCCACTGCCGGTGGTTGCGTTGAGTGGCTTCTTCTTTACTCTGCGAACCTTGCGAATTTTCACAGGATCAATAGGACGCAGTTCAAGAATACCCTTCTTGCGGTTCTTCTCGTCAATAATAATGTGGTAATACAGGCGGCTTTCCACATACCACTTGCGGAACACTTCGTAACCACGACGAGTGAAGTCTAAAAGATTCAGCACCTCGTGGAACTCGTCCTCAATCTTGTCTTTGATGGCTTTGGACTGCTTGACCGAAGACACATCAATCTTGACTGCATCCAGTGTGTCGTTGTATACAATGCTCTCGTTGCAAATATCTGCAATGGCACTTTCACATTCAGGGTGTAGTGCCATCTCGCGGTACTTGTAGATGAGTTCAATGTCTGACTTTACTGAACCGTCAAAGTCAACATACGCTCCGAAATATCCACCCACTTCAACAGGGGTTGCACCGTCATCGTAATCAGGAGGGACAAAAGAAACCGGCTTCTTGAGGAGTTCCTCAGCAGAAGCCGGTTCTTTACCGTCCTTTTTTCCGATACTAAAACCGAACAGGTTGATTGCCATAATGTAAGTACCTTTTTAAAAAGGATTAGAAGCCAATACCGATGTTGATGCCCAAGTTCTGTAGTAGCCCGTTCAGGTTGATGCCTACGCCGCTGCCAACCGCAGGAACCGCAGCACCCGGAGCAGCCTCCCACCACGAGTAGTTCAGAGTCACAGGGAATTCAGCGATAGAGTCGTTGTTCTCGTAAGACAGGTCAATGGTTCCTACTTCCGCAGGGAAGCAGCCAACGAAACTGTAACTACGCAGCGGCTCACCGTCACGATGGAGTTGAGTCACCGACCAAGTAGGCATGAACTCCATGAAGTTACGGGGAGCAACATTGGAGGTGTGCGAGTTAAAGATTGCACTCCAGTTCTCAAATGCCGAGCGTAGAGCAAGGTTGGCATCAGAGATAATGGTGAGCGACCAGTCTTGGAAGGTACGGTCGCCGGGTAGTTTGATTCGGCGACCACGATACGGAACCTCAATGGTTCCTAGTGACGAAGCAGGAATCTGAGCAGCCTTGCACAAAAACGAGATGGCTCGGTTATTTGAGTATCCCGGAATTGTGCCGTTGACCACGAACAGGTTTGTGCGTACACCACCGCCTGCAAAGGCGTTCACAAATCCTGAAATATTATTGCTTGGATCTACTGGCATTTATTTGCTCCTTTTGTTATCCGTAGTATCTATACGATCAGCCGCCAACTTCTGTGAAGTTTACGCCAGTCTTGGTGGCGATAAAGTTCAACTGGATGAAGTTGATGCTGCGGGTTGGCTTCACGAAGATATCGGCTACAAACTCGTTGCGGTCGATTACTTCGCCTGTGTTGTTGGTGTCATCGCACACCACCTTGAAGTCGGTGATGCCACGACGCTGTTGCACGGTCTTGAGGAACGGAACCACCAAGTTCTTGAACTGCGCTCGGGTAAACGCATCGTTCTGTTCAAACAGGAAGAACTTGCTTGCGGTGGCAATTGCCTTCTCAAGCACGATGAACAGGCGACGCACATTGATACGGTCGAATGCGCTTGGGCGGGTCTGTGCGGTCTTGTCACCGAACAGGATTACGCCTTCGCCGGGGAACGACACCACAGGATTGATCTGACGGGTGTACAGTTCATCGCGGTGTGCTTCAGTTGACGGGTTGTACGCCAACTTGACCACATTCTTGACCTGCCCACGGTTGAATCCTGCGGGTGAGAACCACGCTTCGTTGGTGAACTCGGTACGAGCCACTAGACCTGCAATATCTGCGTTTAGTGGCACGGTGCGAATCACATTGTTGTAGGTGTCTAGTTGGTACTTCCAACCGCTGTCTAGAACTGCGTAAGACGAGTTGATGTTGAAAGTGCTGTCGCGGAAGGTCTTGAGCGAGTTCAAGACTTCGTATGGTAGTTTGCTGACCACATCGGTGGATGCGGGAGACGCAAATGCCATGCAGTCTAGACGCTTTTCGCAAATGTTGTTTACGACCAGTTTGGCTAGAGTGGCAGAAGCGTTGCCTAGTGGCAGCAGAGACACATCCACGGTTTCTGCGTCAGCAAAGTAACTCCAACCGTCGTTCCATCGCTCTCCGTCTGTTGGTGCGCTGTCTGCACCACCGGTAAGAACCACGGAGATTACACCGTTACCCACAAGACGAGCAGCAGCGATTCCGTTTAGAGCAGTCCAGTTGGTCTTGGTGGAATCTCCACCAGTGTTGTCCGCCAAATCTGCTCGGATACCGTAGATGTAATTTGAGTTGTTACGAATCACATCTTTGTAGTAGTTGCCTGAACCGTCTGTGTTTCGTGCGTCGGTTGCACGAGACACGGCTTCGTACTTCTCTAGTAGTGTTCCGGAAGTTCCTGTCCACTTGCCATCGGCATCAAACACCAAGACGCTAACCATATCACCAGAACCGCCTTGAGCGGCTGCGTAATTGGTAGTGTATGCAATAGTGTTTACATAGTTGCTGTACACACTCTTGACTTCAAAGGTTGCACCTGAAACCTGTGCCTTTGGCAGCGGGTTTTGTAGAATCAATTGCATATTAGTGGCAGAAGTAATTCCCGAGAATTCACCATTCACAGGGGTTACTGCTGTGTAATCAACATTATTGTTAGTCTTGTTTATACCATCCAAAATTGCAGTTGTACCGTCAGCAAAACGAATAGTATCGCCTTTTGCAAAGTTATACAATGTGCTTGCTGATGCAGTTGTCATAGTCAATCCACTTGCACCAAATGCAACGGCATTAGCACTAATATTAAATCCTGTGCTTATTCCGCTTCCAGCAATGGCAACCACCTTTAGGCTGTTGCCAAGCGCACCGGGGTATTTGCCTGCAAACACAACACCGTTAGCCGCAGCAGTAGTCACAGCAGCAATAGGCGCATCGTATTCGGTTTCGTTGTTGATATCAAAACCACTAGTTCCACCAGAGATTCCGGCAGCAGAATTGGTGGCAGCAGAGCCAACCACACGCACAACCTGAATGTTGTTGCCGTACTGTAGGAAGTTGGCAGGGGTAAAGAAATCCACATAGTTGGTGCTGTCTGGCTTTCCAAACACATCAGCCAGTTCGCGTTCAGATGTAACTGTCACGATTTCTTCGCATGGGCCCCAGTAGAAGTACCCAGCGTAACCGCCGGGAGTGGTTGCTACTGCGGGTACAACTGTGGTCAGGTCGATTTCTTTGATGCTTACGCCGGGGCTTACTCTAAATGCCATTGTGGAATCTCCTTAGTCTGTGAAGCACGGGGTGTGTGTATCGGTACTTCTACCTGTATGTATTATTTGGATTTTTCCTGTAAACTGCGGTTTATCCCCGCTCGTCGCCCCAATTCCACGCTGTTCCGCTGTCGTCTACGGCGGTTGTTGAGTCAGAACCGTCGTCCACGAACCCAAAAGGGGTCATTTCTTCTTCTAAATTTTTCATTTGGTCTTCGTACAGGTCTTTACGAATATCGCTGCCCGTAATGTCCTTGAAATACGCTTGGGTGGTTAGCCACGAAAATAGCACCAGTGTCATGGCTAAATCGTCGTGGTGGTTGTCTTCGGCTTCAAACGAGTCGCCTTTAGCCACAAAAGTACATAATTCGTCCACCACACTAAAATCTTCAACTATGAGTTTGGTGTCTTCAATCAAATTTTTCAGAATAGAGCACCCAATACGCTTCACGGCTGTGGAGGTCTTTACCCCCTTCATAGCCGATCCGCCCTTGCCGAAACCACCGTTCACTATCTGTCCCTTGCGCCCCTGCATCTGCACATAGATCAGATTGTCGTACTCTAAATCGTCGTGCAGAATGTCGGCTACCTGTTGACCAATATCGTTGATTTCCACCAGCACATACGCATTGTTGTACTGCCGTGCTATGGGATAGATGGCATTAGGGTACAACATGGGAGCCAACTGGTTGTTTCGGAATGTGGCAACCACTCGGTACGGGATTTGGGACACATCCACAACGCTGAAAGCGTGGTAGTCTTGCCCCTGACCCCGCGAGGTGTCCACCACAAGCACATACTTGTGATCGGGCTGTGGTCGGGCGTACACACGCAAACCCTCATTATTCAAATATTCAGGAGTACGGTACACCATGCACTTGAGTTTTTCGGGGTGGATAAGTGTGTGAACCGAACCCAAGAATTCGGTTTCAAACTCGGTGCGGAACTGCTCAAGACTTGTATTAGAAATGGTTTGCTTTTTCCACTCGTCGTCACGACCGGGTACATCACTCCAATGCACCTCAATAGGGTAGTACTCGTTCTTGCCTTCTTCGCCCGGTCGCTTGTTGGCGTTTACCCATATGCGGTAGAACATGTTCAAGCCTTTAGGCGTTGACACAATAATCACTTTGGTTTCTTTACCGCTCGTAATCGTGGGATACACGGACGAGAAAAACTCTTCGGCTACATTCTGCGGCACATACGCAAACTCGTCCAACATGATGCAGTTGAATGATCCACCGCGAACTGCCGAAGACGAAGTGGCTGCTGCCAGCACTTTTGAGCCATTTTCAAGCACAATAGAGCCTTTGTTCCACTCCACTACACCCTGCTGCAACCATATGGGCAGGTACTCGTAGGCTAGTTTCAAGCGTCCCAGCAGTTCACGGGCTGTGGCTAGTTTGTTGGCTAGGATAGCCACGCTCATGTTCTGGTTGAACAGGA